ACTGGGTCGGACCAAGGCTTCTTTGCTTGCTCAGACAGCCGTTTTCGTACATCAGGACAAGAAGTGTATTCCTTTTGCTCTGCGGCTATTCTCGCCTTAGCCTCTGGGTTGCTAGCGTAATATGCTAGATGTGTATCTCGCATCCTTCGCTTGACTTCTGGCTTTGCTAGTGTAGCACGATGCGTAGCCGACTTTCGCGCCTGCAACGCGGGGTGATGCGCAGCAGCCTGTATTCTGCGAAGATGCGCGGCACCCTCGTCCGTAGTTGCGCGTTTCTTAGCCGACTTTGACATCTTCTTTCGCAATTGCTTAGTAGCTCTAACCCCATCTCCGCCATGCGTGAGATTGTAACCCTGTTTACCATCTACATGCGTATTCCATAGAAGTATGAAGTGCGTTTCTAACATGCTTAGAATACGTACCGGAGCTTTGCATAATTCTGTGATTACAAAGTTTTTAGCACCATACTTAGCAACCGCGCGTGCAATGGCAAGGTCAGTCAGTAAATTAGATGGCTGCTTGTGGGCAGCCCATCTAATAGCCACTGTACGTTCTGTTTTACCAACATACTTCTTTCCGTTCACGCTATTCGTGATCACGTAAATATAACCCTGTTTACTCACGCACCACCTTCTTCGAGACCGATGGCAATTTGCTTGAACTGTGGCTTAGTCATGGTCTTGATGGAACTATTCCAGTATACTCTGGCAGGAAAGTTAATGTCAGCCATCGTAAGTATAGGAATCACTAAGCATCTACAGTTAAATGTTTCACCAGGGGCGTATGTTCCGTATGACTGCTCACCTACTAAGGCTTCCGGGCTTGGCGCGTGATTCCACGGCACGATGACGCCATTCATATTCTTATGACTAGCGCGTGTGCGTTGATCGTGACTGGTCTCCCACTGGTACCATTCGACATTCAAGCGTTCGCACCGGGCTTGCGTCAGCGCAGTGCTTGCCTTTGCAGTCTCCGTCCGGCTGATGAGGTGGGTACGGGACCGAAGCAGTGTAGGGAAGCGCTTCTGCGCCATCTTAGCCACAGTTCCAGGTCTAGCGCCGGATTGCTGCGCTTTACTGATCTCGTCCGTAAGCATTGTCGCGGCTTCCAGCGGTAACGAACTGATGAGTTTGGCGTTTTCCCGTACAAGCTGGTGTACTCGCGCACCGGTAGCTCCCTGCATCTCAGCTTCTAACAACTGATAAAGGTGCTGCGCACGGCTGGACCGCGATGCGGCCTCGCGCCATGTGCGCCAGTTAGTCTTCTGCGTCTGGAAGATCATCCGTTTGGCCAGCAGCTCGCTGGCGTCTTGAATGTCGCGCTGCTGGCTTCGGTTCGCCATGTCCGCCAACCAAGAGGTAAAGTCCTGCTCTGGCTTTTTGGCCAGCAAAACGCGGCCCGCTATCTGGCGGATGCCCTTTTCGTACTCACGTTGCAACCTTTGCGTAGGCCCAAATTCAGGCGGCTTTCTTGTTCGCATTTAATTTCCTACGCACCCATGCCGCACGCTGTCTGGCTTTAGTGTCTTCAGAAACTGGCGGTCTACTTTTAGCAGCTTTACGCAGCAACCACCTAGTTCGGTCAGAGATAGTAGGCCGTAACTTACACCGTTCTCCTACTTTCTTGCGCTCTTCAGGATTTTCAATGTAAAAGGCACGAAGAGACTCGGCGCGTTTCAGCTTCGTAGCCGTCGTCTGCTTACGGCCTTTGCCAGCTTTCGCTATCTTCCTGCAAGTGCTTCGTGAAGCCTTTGTGCCTAAGTGAATTAGACTTATACGCGCTCGAGCTTCATCAGACATCCATGGTCCGCGTTCTGCGCGCGCACGCTGCACTAAACTAAGCTTCTTACGCGTTTGTGCAGAAACTCTACACTGTCCACCACCAGTAGTCAGATTGTAGCCCCAACCGGTATCTATGAACGTCTTACGCTGGCGAACAAACCTACGCTCTGCAGCATTCAACTTAGATTCGGGGCCAAACCAGACTACTTCGGCCGTAAAATTGCCTAGGCCATACTTACGCATTGCTCTGTACAACGGCAGATTAGATAATTCTACGAATGCCGCATAGATGTGTTGATTCCAGCGCAGCGTATGTGGACACCTAATGGTTTGCCCTACGTACTCTTTGCTGTTTACGACATTTCTCAGCACGTACACACGCCCAAACCGTTCTTTCACCGTGATCTCCCACGCTCCGTAGCTACTCAAAGGAAACTAGTCGGAGATGACTAGCTTGTCGGGTGGCCACCCTATCCTTTGAACTCTGACTACACCCTCTTCACCGCGCCGGGCATCTCCTCTTCCACGAACGACAGACTGAACCCATACTTCTTCACAATCTGCTTCGCAGACAATCCGGTCTTGGCTTCGCGCTTGACGATCTTGGCCGCTCCGGCGTCGGTGTCGATATCGAAGGGGGAGGCGTCCGTAGCAGCTTCCTTGCGCAAGCGCTCTACCTTCTCAGTAAGCATGCGCACGAACTCATGACTACTTCCATCACGCTGCGCTTCTGCAAGATCTTGCTTGGCCGTCTCGTATACGCGCTTTGCCTTTGGGTCGGCGTCCTTTGCCAGCGTGTTCACCTTCTTCGCCGCAGCTATAGCTGATGGAACTTGGCTTACTGGAATGCCGACTGCCTTGGCTATCTTCTCGTTGGAATCTTCTCGCTGATACATCTTCTTCAGCAAACGATACTGGTCCATTGTGAGCTCAGCGTCCTCCGCCTTCGGTCGCTTCGACCGTGGGATTACCTTGGCGATGGGGGCGAGTGCTTTGTTGGCGGAGTCTTTGGCCTTCTTCTCACCAAGAATCTCATTGATGATGGCGCTGGTAGGGACACCGCTGAACTCTTTCGCTGGCCGTTTCAGCAGTTTGAATAGGTCAGTACGCCACATACCTTCAAGCTCTTTACGAGTATATATGGCGTCCCCCACCGGCTTGACCTCGTTGGACACGTCGATCACTTCACCGGAATCGAATACTCGGAAGGTTTCGTCGGTGGCTTTCTTGTATTTACCAGAGGTTCCATCGACAGGTTTCAACGACATAGGACACCGTTTCTTCGTACCAGCAGCCCAGTGATCTCTATAGAAAGGCTTGTGTACGGCAGACTCTATAATACCAGTCTTAGCGCCGCACCCTTTGCAAATGGCCTTCTTTTCTGTCCATTCATCACCCGTCCGGCCCTTGAGTAGCGCGTGAATGGTCTTGGCTTCTTTGCCGCCGATGCGCTTGTCCTTGTTGATTTCTTTCTGGACGGCAGAGGGGCTGTACTTGGTGCCAACTGGTTGAACATCTTGCATGGAGCCCTTCCCGTGCGCTTCAGCGTATTTACGCTTGATCTCGTGAAACCCGTTGCGTCTTGCAAGTAAGTAAGCCTTATTCTTGCCGTCGCTGTACGTATACGTGATGTCACCAGCTTTATTACCACTGCCAAACGAGGTCACAAGACCTTCAGCTTCTAGCTGCTTGTGCAGCTTTTCAGCTAGAGCATGATTTCCAGTCTCAGGCATCCAATACATCTTAGCCATCTCACCCCTCCAGTACCTGAGCTAAGTCTAACTCAGGAAGCATCCAGTTCACGACGTCGTTCGGACGCCAGAAGATGCGTGCGCCGGGCTGCTTAGAGAGCTCCTGCGCGGCTTGGCAGGTAGTGTTGATGACGGAGTCTTGCGATACTGCGGTTTTCATTTGCGAAGTTTTCCAATGATCATGTCGGGGTTGAACTCGGTGTGCGGAACGGCGGAGACGTCGCTCACTGTGATGACCACATGGTCGGACACAAGCACGCGCCCGGTCATGCGCGCCCATAGACGACGCAGCTTACGACTGAATGTTGGCAGTGCCGCGCAAGGTCCATCGTGGTCCATGCCACGAGTGCAGTACCAGCCGCGCGGTGGCCTTCCGCAAGTCATGCCCGTCCCGCCCCAGCCGCAATAGCAGCACAATATGTCTCAGGCAACCAGAGATAAGTAAACTCTGTCTGCTCTTCCAGCAGTGAATCCTTCAACTTGAACAACTTGCCGTGGGCGAGGCGCAGCTTCAGCGTCCCCTCCACCGGGCCGCCCGCGTCCTTGAGCTTGGCCAGCAGCAGCTGGGCGTACTGGTCGGGGCTGGTGCGGCAGGCGTGGAGCATCTGGATGTCTTTGGTGGCCACGGAGATGCTGATGGGCTTGGGTCCGGCGAGGGCCGCTTGTCCTGCTTCTTCTACTTGCATGATTCAACCTTCACTGGCGGCATGTACGTAGTGACGAGGCCTTGCTTGTAAGCCTCATCGTACGCAGCGCGCAGTCTCTTCAGAAACGCTTTATCTTCGCGGGTCATGGCGTAGCTCCTTGCAGGGCGTAAAAGAAGTGCGCCGCGAACGTATCTACGGCGCACTCTGGCAAACTAGGCTACCTGTGCGAAGGTTCCACCGGTGACGTCATCAACGATGCCGACCTCGGTTACAGTCCCAGTGACAGTGGCGACTGCGCCATCGGTGTTGGTGTACGTCCACGTGATGACGACTGCCTCACTGCCACCTGTAGGTGTTGCAGTGGCGGGGATGTCCGCGACGAAAGTGGTTCCGGTAGGATCGCCGGCAAGGTCGAGAGCAACTGGGAAGTTGGTTGGGTCGGACGATTCGATTGCTGCCTTGGTGCCGTCGAGAGTGAAAGCTGCGCCGCTGAATGTTGGGCTTACCTGAAACTTCGGTGCATTGCCTGGGGAAATGGGAACCATAAGATCTCCTATGCGAAATATCATTCCGCCTGTTACGCTGTACTTCGTCCTGTTGTGCAAGAGGTGTACTACTTGTTTAAGTAAGTAGTTGAGCTCATGCAGTTCTCGTACAAGTTCTAGTAATAGCATACGCCTCCGACGTGCCTTAGAACGGACACGAGTGCGTCACTAAACAAGCTACGTTCACGCCTGTATTGCCATAAGTATACACCTTCTTATACCATGGCTGTGGCGCGGACAACTTGTCAGCTTCGCGATGCACGTCCGTAGCAATCGCGGCTACTTGCGTGGATGTATCGGCAGACGACTTCAAGAACCTAGTAATATCAGGTGAGGACAGCAGTGAATTGAAACTTTTAATGGACGCATGCGTGTCAGCGTAGAGCTGAGCCTCCTGCGCATCCAGACTTGTGAGGTTCTTATCCTCGTGGTTCGCAGCCACTTCTATCTGGCCGAATGTTCCGCGCACGGTGGCGAGCGTGCGATTGAGGTCGGCCAACGTGCCGCATGGCTTCAGAGGCTGGTAGAATCCGCCTGTAGTGGCCGTCACTGGGCGCAATTCGGCGCACGGCCTGTTCACCGCATCCAGCGTGGCCGTGGCGCCATCCAGCACGGTGCCAACCTTGTCAGTAACCTTGAGCGAGGCAGTGGCTTGTTTTCCTACCGCGTTCGTCGTGGTTTGCAACGTCTTCAAAGTGGCCGTAAGCTGCGGACCTACTCCTGCGAAAGAATCCAGCACGGCGCTAGCTTTATTCTGCGTAGCGCTGAGTTTCGCATTCGCTTCCAGTATGCCGTCCGCCGCGTCGCGCTCAATATGATGGATGTCCATGGCCACGGACAGAAGAAGGAAGCAGAGGCACACCAGCGCCCCTGCCTTGAACTTCTCGTAGGTTGTCATACCAGCCACCTCAGACTAAGCACCAGCAGGCGTGGTGGAAGCCGCTGTGATTCCGGCGACTGCAGTGCTAATGGCAGCACCGATGACGCCGACCTCGGTGACGGCCTTGGTGACGGCGGCGACGGACTGCGCGCTCTTCACATGGCCATCAGTGAGCAGGGTCTGCAGATTCTCAGCCACTGCGGCGAAGATACTTGCAGCAGTAGGTGTAGGACCGAAGTCCGTGACCAGCGCGCTCGCAGCCTTGAGGTCAGCCTGCGCCTCGTCAATAACCTTGGCCACGATGTTCGCAGCGGCCTCATCCCCGACGGCGTCCAGCGCCAACGTCAGCACCGGCTCCACGTATGAAAGACCCGCGTCGATTACCTGCTCGATCTTGGGCGCATCGCCGACGAATGCTGCCAATTCCTTCTCCAGCCATGCTACTGTTGAATGCTCCGCCTTGGCGATACCGTGAAATACAGAAGTGAAAATGCTCATTGTGGTTTCTCCTTGCTACTTGGTTTGGTTGAGGTAGGCTCGGCCCTGTCGTGTGGCCGCGTTGTTCACAGCTTTTACTGTGTCTTCTGGGCGCGCCGTGGTGCTCGACGATATGTCCACTGAATTCAAGTCGTTCGCAGGCGGCGACGTGAACTCCGTCGTGACGTTGGTCTTGACTGCGCTGCCGGGTGGAGGGTGCGTGGCGTCCTTGATCTGAGCCTGCAGCATATTGGACGCCACGCCGATGACGCCGCCCGCGATGGTGGTGTCGATGCCGAACTTCTTGCATTCGACCAGCATCCAGAACCCGATTATCATCACGGCCAGCGCGAACGGCTGACTGCCCACGTTGTTGACGGCGGCGATGAATGATGGGAAGTCCAGCTTCAAGCTCTTGAGGAAGAAGAGGAAGAAGATACTGAGCAGGATGACCAGTGCCATCGGGCGCGTGAGCAGGTCGTTGGCGAAACCTATGAATTCGTGCATTGCGTCACTCTCCGAACTTTGCTTGGCCGAACGCAGTGCCTACTGCTTGCAATAGTTGCGTATACCACGGCAATTTGACCGCAGCACAGGGTCCATCGTGTCCAGTAGCGCGTGTACAGTGCCAACCCTTCGGTGCCTTGTTACAGCTCATGTCGTAACCTCGAACTGCGCCTCTGCGCTGTTTTGATGTCCGGGATCCGCGCCCTGGTAGACGTAGACCCAGAGCCTGTACACGCCTGGAGGCAGGCCAGTGGTGTCCACAAAGCAAGAGTCGGAGGCGTTGGTCCGCACCACCCTACCGCCATTGCCATTGAAGTAGAAGACGCGCGGCGTGAACCACCCTCGTTTCGGCGACGCCGCCACGGCGTTGACGTTCTGTCCTGCTTGTACACTACGCGGCCAAACGGCTAGACTACAATCAATTTGCTTGCACACAAGGCGCACCTCTAATGTAACAAGAACTACATTCTACACACCAGTAATCCGCCACGGCGGCAACTTACTATGTATACCGTAGCGCAGCGAGTCACAGTCGTCATCCTCAACTTTGAGCGGCTGCTCCACGCCGCGCTTGGCGGCTTTGTCGTCCCATGAGTAGTTGGGCACGCGCTTGGCCAGCTCAGGGCAGCCGCGCTTGCTGATGCGCAGTTTGCGACGGGCGAACATGGTGGAGACTGTGTGGATACCTTCTTTGACAGAGTTGTCAGCGTCCGTAACCCAGAAGCCACGCTGGATGAACTCGTTCTTCAGCGACAGCGCTTCGGGTGGCACAATGATCTGGTGTTTCTCCGCTCCGAATGCTACGAGGTCGTCGGCGTATTGGCCGTCTGTCTTTTGTCGCATCTCGGCGCGACTGTCCCAGCGCTGCTCACGCGTGACCCATATTGTATCGCCGTCGTCGTAGTACTCAAGATGCGATTGCACGTGGTCGACCCCGGCGTCCACGCTGAACCAATGATCGACATGCCCGCCCTGCGCCCTTAGTCCAACCGGCTCCGGGTCCAGCAGTATGTCTACGCCATCCACCTTCACAACGCCATCGAATAAGTTGTCCGCCTCGCTGAACGAGTCCCGGTAGATGCTGCCCTCGGCGACCACCCATTGCGCAAGGATGTACCGCTTGTAGTACACTCCGGTCTGCGAAGCGATGATGGCTTGCTTGGCCTGTGCATCAATGTTGGGGTTATCGTTGAGGCTGAAGTTGATAACCTCTAGCGACTGTGGGTCGAACTTGTCGATGACCTCAGACTTGAGGTAGCAGTACGGGTTGCCCGTATTGGTGGAACCGTACCACCGCGCGCCTGTAGGCGACATACGAAGGAAGTTCTGCGCTAAGAAGCTGCGAGGGTATTCAACAACTTCATCGCCCACGGTCAGACCGACCGTCATACCTAGAATCTGTCGGTAGGACGCTTCGTCCTTCGCACCTAGGCAGAACCACTGCTTACCGAACAGCCACAGCTCACCCGTACTACTGTTGTAGCTGTAGTTGGACTGGCCCACGACGTTGAATAGGTCAATGAGTACGTTGCGGTAGAGCGTCTGCTTGCTGGCCCCGGTCATAAGCCGCTTGGCGTTAGGCGGCAAAGGGTACCGGGAGAGCTGCACGATGGTCTTGGCGTCCAGGGTGAAGGTCTTAGCGGAGCGAACTGAGCCTACGATGACGGTGTAGCGCTTATCTTGCGCCGGGTCACGCATGATGAAGTCGTGGCTCTTACGGCCGAACGGCTTCATAATGACTTCGGTGGACTGCTGCTCCCTCAATGCGTTCATAACTGCCAAGGCTCTATTCCCATGTGTCGACAGCAGAACTTCTGCACAACATAGCAGGCGTCGCCCAGCCACTGCGCACTAAGTCCTACGCACCCTAGCAGGATGATCCGCGCCTTCCTCATGCTCATACCTCTCAAACCAAAAGACGATGCCATTCTGCCACCCCAGCCATCGTAAGCTGCCCCGCCACGTAGCGAGGTCCATATTGCCCTTGTCTAGATTGCAGTGGGCGCAGGCAGCTACGAGGTTGTCCGCTTTATGGTTGGCCGGGTGCTTGCACCCATTACGGCCACTAAAGGTGTAGCGGACATTCTTGAAGCGAATGATAGGTTCCTTATGGTCGCGGTGGAAGTTCTTAGGCAGCGGCTTACCGCAGTACGCACATCGCCCTCCGTACTTCGCGAACAGAGACTTACGCGACGGCGTATGGAGGTGCGCCGTCATTCCGTCGGCCCCGCCTTCAATGCGGCGAACAAGCCTTCCAGTTGAGCATTCGCGGCACCATCGCTTACGTCAGGACTCCGTCCGTGCTTCTTCGGCTTGAGGTGGCCGAGGGTCCACTGCATCGTGGCTACTGCTAGTTTACTGCGCTCTACATTGTCTACGTACCGAGTCTCTACGGTGTCAACGATGTCGCCGTCTTTTGTGACGACTTGCTTCTCAGTCTTTATCTCTCCGAGGTTCGGACTCATGGCAATTCGCTGCGCCATTTCTTCGTACAGCGGCACAAGACTCTGTTTCGCACGCATATAACATTCTTTGAATGGGTGTGTATCTTCTC